CTGCTTCAGTCTCTGCCTCTTCTTGCATAGTGGCAAGACGCTCTTTAGCAGATTTCTTTCTGCGCGGGGCTTTGGGCAGCTTGGCCCCTTGCTCTTCAGCTTTCTTGCGATTTTTTTCCGCTGCAATCTCTAACAGTTGGTTGTAAGCAGTTATGGCGTTTTCAAACTTTTCAGCTTCTGCTGCGTTTTGTTTGTGTTCCGCAATTAACTCATCAAGTAACGCAACTGTGCTTGCATCAAGATTGGTTTCAATCCATGCACGGAAGTCTTGTGCGTACTTACCGCCCTCTTTGTAGAACGTGGAATTAGCACCGTAATGTTTGGGGTCAAGCTCAAAGTACGCGAGGTCAAACGCCAAATCCCTGAGCGCATCCCCAAATGTGGAACGGTTCAGGTTGGTCAAATACGTAATGGCAGCTTGTGCTTGCGGGGATATCTTCCCGGTCATCTGCTTGAGAATTAACGCAGCCGCACGCAGCTTATTGTCATTGATGTCACGAACTATTTCTTTGATGCCCTGACTTGGGCGTCGTGGCTTTTCACCAAGAGGTGTATCGTATCTTTGTGTAACCGTAGCACCGGTGGTAATAGTTTCTTGGTACGGCAGTTTTGTCCCAGTGACTTGGGACGGACGCATCTTACTTGTTCTTATGCTGGACAGCGGGCCTTCTCCTGTGGCCAACACCTGATCTACGTATTCTTGTATCTGTGCACTGAACTCATCCATACCACGGCGGGCAGTAAGGTCTGGGAGCCCTGCGTTTTTAAGCAAGCGTGACTGCTCGTCTGGGCTTGCATTTTGTAACGAAGCCAGAAGTTTGTCTAACTGATCTTGTCCACCAACACGGCGGGCAAGGTAGTCGAGCATCTGCTGTGAACCAGCGCTGGTTGTCTCACCCGGCTGGGCGATATCAAACTCCAGCATGGTCTCAGCAGCGGTATTCTTTGAGTTACCGTGGCGGTCTTGTTCAGCGGGGGAGTCAGAGATTGATTGGATTGAATCAAAAAAGCCCTTGATTTTGCCGCCTTCTTGGGTTTGAACCACATGCTCCGTGCTTTCTTTTGGCGCACGGATAGGTCGGCCCTTCTGGTCGTAGGTTACTTTCTCTTGTTCCTGCTCTTGTTCAGGTTCTACAATTTCTTCGGAGACGGGTTGAGGTTTATTTCCGGGCGCTTCTGGGCCTTCAAACAACTTACCCTGCATAGCGCGAGGTTGGCCCGTACGCTTTTGCACGATGTCGATTGCGTGGTCAATCTCCGAGTTTGCGTTTTGTACGTAGTTCTGAATAATTGAGTCTTTGTTCTTCAGTGCTTCACCGGAGGACATGCCAGCCGGACGCATACTGATGATTGTTGCGTCATCGTAGCCACCAGAATCAACTTTCTCTTGAATACGAGCGCGGTTCTGCTCTAACTCTTCTACAGCTTTGGTTGGGTCTTGTCCCGCCAAGGCCATAGCGTTTGATGCACGGCGGGCGGCGGCTTGGAACGTACCAAACAGTTTCCCTTGCATAGCACGGGGTTGGCCGACATTTGGCTCAAGTCGAGCCAATACTTGCGAACCATCAAACACAGGGTTCTTAAGTTGGTTGGCCACACCTTTGCTGCGGATCAAACCCATGTTGGCGTCAACGACTTCAGCCAGATTTTTCTGGATGGTCTTACGCAAGTTCATGCCCGCTTGATCTATCTGGCCAGATGGCAGAGAGTTGTACTCATCCCGCAATTCTGTGTACTGCCGTACGAAATCGCTGTAGGCTTCAAGTGACTGAGCGGGGGCTGCTGGTGCACGAACAGCAGGGGCGCTTGATGTTGCGGTGGTTGCAGCGCCGGTGTCTACATCTGTAAACAAACCGGGTGGCTCGTTGGAGGACGGTAATGTTTGATCAACGTCACCATACTTCGCAGATTGCGCAGAAGTCCGCAACGCTTCATCAGCACGCTGCTTGTAGCGATCAACTTGAGATTTTGGTGCAGCTTGCTGGCCTTCTTGATCCGCAAACAAATCGGCTGGCTCCTGCATGTCGCCTGCCAAAGTGTCTAGGATTGTTTGGCGTTCTTGTTCGGTAGTGGGCGGCGTCTTTGGTGCAAGAAGTTCTTTTGTGCCTTGCACAGTAGCGCCGAGGCCACCACCAACAATTGCTGCTTCAGCGCCGCGAGTCAGAGCTTCTTCCCCGCTCAGCCCTTTCTTTGTGCCCGCAGCTTCGCCAAGATAAGCCGCTTCTTCTTCAGCAACTTCAGTGCCCGCTTGAATACCTGTCTCTTTAGCAACCCTGCCTGTACCTGTTTTAGCAACAGTGGGTTTAAACAAACCTTTGGTGGCAAAACGTTCAAGTGTTAACTCAAAGACAGCGGCAGTAGTCGCAGCGGTTACGTCTGCAACAGTAGCATCATCAAGTGTTTTTTCATCATTCTTAACGCGCTCGTCCAAAATTTCTTTTGTACGCGCCATGACGTAAGCAACAGGTACTCTAACCGCGCCAACCATATCGGGCACGGACGTTATTACCCGCTCGGCGATAAAAGGAACAGCATTGAGTGGATTACTGCTCAACTCTTTGAGTTGTGTACTTGGCTGATAGCCTAAGTTTTCGTCGTAATTTTTTAGTGATTTGGCCCAGTCAAACAAAGGCTGAAGCTGCTTTTTATTTCGGATATCTTCTTCAGGTATACCTGACAGCGGCACAGCCAATTCCAGTTTATCGCCGACTCGCTCGGCAACCTCGGCTACAGAATCCACAAAAGCGCCGGTCAAAGAAGCTGTGCGACCAACCAATCCAATAAGTGGATTTGAAGTAGATTCTTGTGCTGTTTCAGGTTTTTGCGTCGCGACTTGTTCTTGTTCTTGCGCAGCGGCGTACTGATCCCAAGGCCCTTTGGTTGGGCCTGATTTGTATTGATCCCAAGGCCCAGTAGCCATCTTTTACACCTTTTCCCAACTGGTTGGATTTGCTGGATCACCGCCTTTGTAACGGTAGCCATCCTGTATCGTACCCGGACGTGGACCTTTGGGTGCGGCTGCTGGAGCAGCTTCGGGGGCGGCTTTTGATGTAACACCAGAAGCTATGGTAGCCCGATACTCTTCCACCAATTTTTGGCGCTCTGCTTCTATCTGTGAATCTATTGCGTCTATTTCTGCCTGTGTTTTGTTGGGCATACTCTTTTGTAACTGCAACATTTTTGTACGATCCGCAAGGTCTTTCTGAAACTTTGCAGAATTTGCAAACGTGGTGTCCGGGCCGGTGTATTTTGCACCATACGAAGCAGCGCCAATTTTCTCCGTAGCTTTCACGTATTCCTCAGCCGTGAGCTTTCTACCGAGACGTTGCTCGTAGTCAGAAACCATACGCTCCAACTGGCCGGGTTTGTTGGCCGTATCACGATGAGCTTGAGCGCTAATTTTTGCCGCTGCAATAGTGGCATCTTTACCAAGTTGTGTATTTTGAAGTTGTGAGTACATCTTAGATGTGTCGCCAGCAACGCCAGCTTTAAGTTCAGCGGCTCTTGCTTTTGCGGAGCGCCCCTTATCAGCTTCGGCAATTGCCTTATCAGTCATACCGTTGTTGTACAACTCGCTTGCTGTGGCAAGCTGAATCTCAGACTGACGGAGCAAGCGGTCTGCTTCTTTGTTCTCTTTAGCAACACGACTTACTTCACCAACAAATGCCTTAGTAGAAGCCTTAGCTCCTTCGCGAATATTTTTAGCGCCAATCATTTCCGCAGCAGCCAGTAGAGCGCCAAGACCTCTAGCCTCATCCATGTTCTTGCCAAGGTTGGCACGCTCAGCCTTTGTCTCTTCCAGATACTTAGGTAAAACGCTTGGTTCGTACAAGCCTTTGATCATGTCCCGTTGCGCCACAATATCTTTTCTCCGGTCTTCTGGAGTAGGCATTGTGGTTGCTTGATCTATATAAGCAAGTTGTTCTGCGCGTGATTTTTCGGCTTGGTCTAAATAAGAACCACCATTAGCAAACGCAATAATACCGCCGCCCGCCATCATTGCTTCTTGGCGATCTTCTGGGATTTGGTCAAACGCGCCGCCAAGACCCGCATACATAGACTTAGACTGAGCAAGCTCAGCCAAACGCTTGTCAATCGCATCTACAGTGTCCATGTCTCTGCGGTTCAAAGCATTTTCACGGGCTGCTTGTAGTTGTTCTGGGCCAAGTTTGTCGATGATGCTTTCTACTTTGCTTTGACTAGTAACAGAACCTTGGTCGCCAGCATAAGTTTTAACTTCACCGCCTTCAGCCATGAACTTGCTCAGGCCGTACATGCCCATGCCAAGACCGGCAATATCTTGCAACGGTGAGCCCGCAGGCTGATACATGTTGGTAACACTTGAAGACCCAGTAGGTGTACCACGCAGCAGGTCGGACATGAAACCCAACTGCTTGTATTGATAATTTTGTTGATTGAGGAAGTCTTGGTATTTCTGATCCAAGTCTCGTTGTTTCAGAGCCTGCTCCATGCCACCATAGGCAGATTGAAGCTTGTTGATGTCCATGCCTTGTTGGAACTGTTGACCACCCAATTGGCCAAGAGTACCGGCTGCTTGCAAACCAGTCTGGAGTCCCTGCAAACCCAAACCCGCGCCGTACTGACGAGACTGCTCACCCAACTGCTGGGCTTGCATCCGACGAGCTTGGTCAGCGTTGAACTGAGCCTGAGCTTGTTGGAACGACTGATTCAAACCTTGAGCTTGAATGTCGCCCTTTTGCAGCGCCAGATTGCGGGCAGCTTCTGCGTCCATGATGGCTTGGCGAGAGCCGCCAAATGCACCAGACTTGACCGCCTGTGCGCCACGTTGTGTGCCAGAAATATCTGCCTGACGTTGGGCTTCACGCTGTTGAACATCCACCACATTTTGCATGTAGGGGTTCATGTATTGCTCGGCGGCTCGGTTGCCAAACTGCCCGCCAGAGAAGCGACCAGCTTGATAGTTAGTGCCCAAAGCACCCATGCCCGCCATACCCGCCAAACCTGTGGCTGTGCCCAACTGAGATGCTGGGCCCATTGTTCTTGCACCCTCCATAGCGCCTTTTTGCAGGTCGGTGAACTGTTGAATGCGTTCGCCACCATATGGTTTGTATGGATTTTTGTTGATGTCTGTAACCAGAGAGCCTTGATACAGAATGTCTTTGGCGTATGGCTTGGCCCAATCTGGCAAATCAGTTGTTGTGGTTTGGGTTTGCGCAGCCTGACCCCCGCCGTCACCGCCGCCGTACACACGGCCACCGGGCTTTAAACGGGTAACGGATTCGCCAAGAGGCTCGCCCAAAGCATAAAGTTGACGACGTGAATAACTCATAGTTTTACCCCAACAATTCTGTATTTCTCTGTTAAGCCATAACGCGACCATAGTCTTGCTATAGATTCTCGCGCAGCTCCTTCTAGCACGGTTGCCCCCATAGCCACAAGATATTCCTTTAACTGTTTAAAGGTATCTTTGTTGGAAATGAGTTTCCCGCCAATAGCCACAATGAAAGCAACCCTGTCGTTAGGGCGGTTGTACAAATTTACGGCAGCAGCGCCATGAATTTTATTGTCATCATCAGTGGCAACAAGCAGTGTCCACTGCCCCAAAACCAAAAATGTTTTTACTTGGTCTGCCGTGTAATCGCCTTTTGCGTGTTCCAAAGCAGAAACAATAAACCCTTCCACCATATCCCATGTGCTGTTTACCCACTCAACAGGGACGTGCTGAATTTTCATGCTGGCAAATATTTATCTGCTCTGCTGTTTTTGGCGACTCTTCCTTTGCCAACTGTTTTCCCGCGAGCCTTCTGGACTCTGTCCATCATGGCGTACAGCTTACGTGCGCCAGCTTCGGTCGAGCCATTACCCAACTCAGAAACGATACGTGCAGGCACAACAAACTCGCCATCGGCTAAACGTGCGGGTTGCTTTTTGCCAATCATGGCTGGAATGGAATCGGACACGCCGTCACCGGGGCCACGAAGCAGTCGGCCACCATCAGAATAATCGCCAAGGTGAGAGCCGCCAGCAGCATAAGCAGCCATCAAACCACCCCGTGCCGCGCCAGCAGCAGCCCCTGCTGTTCCACCTACTCCGGCAGTGCCGCCCATAGAAGCTGATATTCCATAACCACCGCCACTGCTTACACCAAGTCCGGGAGCGCCGGGAGCGCCACCGCCACCACCGCCACCTGTAGCACCACCGCCTGTAGCTCCACCAGCACCAATACCGCCAACGGATTGCGAAGCCATGCCTGCTGGGCCAAAGCCCATTGCACCGGCGTTGCCAGATGTTGCTCCGGGTGCGCCAAAACCAGCACTCGTCCCGCTGCTACTTGGGCCAACACCGTGTAAAGCTGACAAAGCCGCAGAAATAGCCTGCGCTTGTTGGGCGTTGTTTGCATCAGCTTTTGCTTGCGTATCGCCTAATGTGCTTTCAGACTTCAGCATGTCCCCTGCGTCAACAACTTGGACGGCGTCTGGGTTGGGGTTTGGTTTGGCAAATTTATTCGCCAGCATTCCAATGCCGGTTAACGCAGCATCGCCCATTTTGCTCATTGCCAAAGAAGGCACAGCCAGCGGGGAAGTTTTGCTTCCTTCACCGCCGTCAGTCATTGACTTTAAAGCTTTGACAATCCCTGCGCCGGGCATGATTGCGTTGATGACGTTGGCTTGGTTTTGTTGGTGTGCAGCCAGTCCTTGTGGACTCAGATTATTGAAGTAGCTGTTAATTTGGGCTTGCTGGGGATTGGTGCCACCATTTCCTGTTGGGAGGGGTTCGGCAGGCTTATTGGTTTGCACTTGATTGTCCGACGGCATGTCCTCAATCTTTTTGAACATGTAAGTCAAAGGATCATATTCAAACTTCCCACCTTGCCCGGTGGTGGACGGAACAATGCCGCCTTCATCAAACGCCATTTCGCCGGTCATAGGGTTTACGCCAGTGTCTGCCGCACCACTCAACACATTGCGGGAGATTGGCGTTTGATATGGCGTAGCGTATGCGCCCTTGTTGATGTCGGCCATTGGGTAGCCAGTGTTTGCCCCGATAGCGTTGGCATCTGACATAGCCTCGATGGGGCCACCGCCAGCGTAAGCAGGCTTGAAATACCGAGGCTTGAAATAAGTTCTTTCTGGGCCAAATGGATTTGAGTCGTAGGCCGTGTCTACATAGCCGGGATCAAACTGGTAACCCTCCCTTGCCATCTTGCCGGGGTCGGTGTCAGTTTTAATTTCAGGCTGCTTGGTTGATGTTTCAGGGGCAGCCAAAACAGGGGCAGCGGCTGCCATGCCGTATTTCATAAGCCCTTTACCGCCACCAATATTACTCATGAAGGCGTCGCGTCCAGCTTCGCTACCCAGCCCTTTAAAACCCGTCAAGGCAGCTTGACTGGGTGAAGAAACCATCTCCATTGCTGGGGCGGCATTTCTAGCCATCAAAACATCTCTTGCGTTTGCGTATTCACCCATATTGGCAGCAACTGCGGCATTCTCTGCACCCAAAGCGCCAGCCGCTGCGTTTTGCCCTGCGCCCATAAATCCACCCATCAAGCCTGCGCCACCATACGCACCAAGGCCAGCCATCAAGCCTTTACTCAAGCTGCCAGAGGCTACTCCTGTAACACCCCCCATAACCAAACTTGCCATCATTGGAGGCATACCCATAGCGGACAAAGCTGCGCCGCCAATCATGGGCAACAGGCTGGACAAAAAGCCAGCTTCGGGCAAGCCGGTCTGAGGGTTAATACTTAGAGACCCGCCGTGGGCCATCGCCAAGTCATTCAAGCCTTTTACCTCGTCACGGGACATGTGGACGAGGGTCGTGTCAGGGCCGCGACCATGCGCAGCTAAGTGATTGGCGGCAAGCTGTAGGCTCATTTTTGCCTCTTAAAACGGGGGTTGGTGAATACTATCATGTTGGGTGCGTGTAAACAACTAAACTTTGATGCGCAGCGGATAGCTTGTAGCTACGCCGCCAGAAGTGTCGTAATACACATCGCCGGGGCGAAGATTGGCAAAATCGGCTTGTGTTGGAAGACTGATTTTTGTTCCCCCGGCGGTTGCCGGATCAGGCTGAGCAAAGGTCATGGCTGTCACAACCCCTGTGGTGCCGACACCTTGAGAAGCAAATATGGCGGGGGATGCGTTGTTTAACTGAGTGAAATACAGGCGCAGCACGTTGATGAGCTGCTCCATATATTGCGAGTCATACTGCGTTGGGGCGGCTGGCAGACGGGGCTGCGTTGTATTCTTTAAACCCATGCTTATCTCCTGCCGTCTGGTCTGGTATCAATACGAGGAACACCCAACTGCCAAGCCACACCCAAATCGTTAGACACCACTTTGAACGCCATCTGACGTCCGCGCACCCGCACGAAAACTTGCTCTGTGAACTGCTGCACCGTGTAGTACCGCTGGTTCTGGTAGTTTTGTGTACTGGCCACAGTTGGGGAATCGGCTGTGCCGTAGTTTGTGCCGGGAAATTGACGGGGTCGCACAGTGAAGTCCAGTGATGGGTTGTTCACAGTTGATCCGTCAAACGTCACATCGGGAATAATACGAGTAACCAACCCAAAATTGTGCCCGTCACCAATGTCAAAGTCAGAGGACTGAACATAAGACTCAATAGGCGTCGGAGGGTTTGTAGTACCGTCATCGTTGCCGTTTTCATGGTAGATCAGTTGGCCGTTGTAGCCCGCCGCCATAGGCGTTGCCCGCAAGGGAGAGTCTAGCCAGTATGTACGAGCCAAAGTGCCGTAGTACCAAGTGCGCTCAAGGTGGTTGAAGATGACGTACTTGTCGATGGTGGTTGAATTGGCTGAGCAATAGAACCACCAGATTTCGTTATAGCCCTCGTTGGTGCTGGCAAAGAATTGAAACTGCTGCGACAAGTTAATGTCGTTGTATACGTACTGTCGCAGAGAACAGGGGAGCGTTTCCACACGGCCTGAGTACATATAGAACTTGTCCGTGCCCATCCAGTAGGTCACGTTGTTGGCGGTCGCCGCCGCGTTTGGCCCCATGATGGAGATGTTGTCGCCCATCAACTGGAAGCCCCACACATACGGTGGGCCAAGATACTGCATGGAGTAGATGGCTGAGTCAGTGATGACCAAAATCTCTTGGCGAGTCTGGATAGCCGTGATGATTTGAGAGCCGTGGCTGAGCTGGTAACTGCCCGCTTGGTTGGTAATCGCCGGAGCCCATGTAGCAATCGACTCTTGGTCAGACCAACGAATCAACATCGGGTTCTGCACAGTACTGCCATAGTCCGTACAGCCAAAAGCAAGTACAAACCGCGACGAGTCAGACACCATCACAAAGTTGACAATAGTTGGGCAAGATGAGTCAATAGAAATCGACCCTGCTTTTGTAACTACAGTGGCGCTAGGGCCAAGCAACTGCCCACGATTAAATGTGTTTGGGTTGGTTGCGTTGGCCCAGTAATACAGTGCGCCGCCACGGGGGTTGAATACCAAGTCTTCGCCAAAGTTTGATTGGCTCCAAAGACGCAACTGTTTGCCAATACCCTGACCCGCTGGCGCAGCAATGCCCCATCCAGTAAAGGTAGTTGACTGAACAACCGCTGCGCCGTTTGCATGGGAAGCCGCTGCGCCGGAACCTGTACCACTGACCCCGCGAGTACAGCCTGTGAATGTAGTACCGGTTGTTCCTGTGTATGTGATTGTTTCTGAGTCAATCAACAGTGTGCCGGTCGGCGTAGAAAACCCTGTGGTTGAAGTCACAGTCACCGTGGTATTGGAATTGGATAACGTGCCGCCAGACACCGCAGTGGTGGCAGTGCCCGTAATCACACCACCCCAAGTGCCTGCGCCCCAGCCCACGTTCTGGGTAAAGATTTCATTACCTGTTGTGATCTGATACGCGCCAACCACGGATGCGCCGCCATTACCAACATCACTACTGTTGGCTGCAACAGAGGAGGTAATAGTGTAGGTATTGGATGTTAAATAGGTAATTTGAAACTCAGCGTTCAAAATGGTGGCGGTGATAACACCGCCCAAAGACACTGCGCCGCTGAAAGTAACGAAGTCGCCGGTTTGTGCGCCATGCGCCAAATCAGTAACGGTAATAGTTGGGGAGCCGTTGGTGGCAGCAAAGGTGACGTCTCCCGCTGCTGTCGTGACGCGAATAGGCGTTACATCATAGAAACTGCCACCCGTACCGTTCTGGATGTAATACTTGAGGTTTGTGCCAAGCGCCAGCAAGTTGTAGCCGGACAGGTTCAACCAATTCCACATGGCTCGGCAAACACCCCAATAGTCTCCGGCGGGGGCTTGCAAGGTGGATGCGTTTGAGCCTGCATCTAAAACCCAGCCGCCCAGCTTTTCGGGGTAGCCAGAACGAAACCGAATTTTGTCCGACTCAAACCAGCCGCCTTCGTTGGCAAGCGTTGTGCCTTCACGGTTGATGCCGGGTCTAAATTGCAGTTTCTGTAATGGCATAACACCCTCGGTTTAGGCTACAAGGCCGGGAAGATAAGTCGTTTTACCAGCCACTTTGGTAGCGGTCAACTCCTGATTCTTCAGGTTGCTTGGGTCATAAGAGACATGCACCCAGCCACTGTCAGGGATGCCGGGGGTGTAAAACTCAAGAATGAGCTGGGTGTATTCTAGGTTATCCATGATCCATTGAGCAAGCTCTGCGTTGGCAACACCGGGTATCTCAATATCGGCTGCTCGGCCAAGGCAATGGTCTGAGGTCTTTGAGCCTCCGGTAGCTTGGTTGACGGCTGGAGCACGGAATCCTGAGTTCACCTTGACGCCCTTGCCGAAGTGGTCACGCACGGGCTGAAGCACCTTCTCGCACAGTAGGCGCAGGGCTTCAATCTCGGCTTCGCCGGGGGTGTTGTCCAGATCATTGCGCAAGGCGGTGTCGGACTTGGTCAGTTCGTGGAGGGAGAAGTTGGTGGTCAAGTTCATTGGGCGCTCCTAGCGTTGTTGTAAAGGGTAATGCAGGCGTTGAGCTTTTCAATGGCTCGGTTGCCTTCATCGGTTATGGCGACAAGAGCTTTAGCAGTCTCTCGGTCAAGTTCGGCTCGTGCTTCTCCTCCACTATCTCCGGCGGCAACGGCGGTATCTGCGGCGGCTGGTACGGGGCAGGTCGTTTTGAGGCGCAGCTTGAGAGCGCCACTGTCAATAGCAGCATCACGCTCTTTTGTAGCAATCTTTGCTTTCTCATTTGTCTTCCTCAATGCTTCGGCGGTAGTGGTTACGGCGGTAGTCAGGGCAGCTTCCTTGGCACGGGCTTCGGTGTTCAAGCGGTCAACTTCTACCTGCTGGGCTTCTTTCTCAACTTTGCCGCCATACCAATACCCGCCACCGAATGTCAGCAGCAGGGCAATCAATCCAGAGAGTAAACCCTTCATTTTTTGGTCACTTCTTCATCGTCATGAGACAGCTTGATGCCAGCCAACAAACCAATGAACCCGCCAACCACGGTTTGGAATGCAGGGCTGATGAGCTTGAAAATTTCAGTGTTGTCTACGAGGGGATCAAACAGACCAACCATCAACGTAAACACCATGCTGCAAACAACAATACACAAAGTTGAAGCGACCATCAGGGTGACTTTATAAGTCAGTTTGCCTCGTAGTGTTTGATCCATTTTCACCCCTCTGCCTTACCACGGACGTAGGCTTGAGCAGCCATGAACGCCACAACGATTGTTCCCATCGCCGCACAGTAGGTGGTGGCAAGGCCATTCAAAGCGTTGACTTTTTCCAAACTTACTAGGTTAGAGGCCAAAAAAGCAATCAAGGCGGGTGGCAGTGCAAGCGCAGCCCAAGACATGACACGCTGCTGGTCGGCCATCTTGTCCATGTTCTCAATCATCAGCATCCGCTCGGAACGGGCAAGTTCAGTGTCGGTCACCACACCATCATGGTCGGTGTCAAATTGGTTGTAGGTGGAATCTTTCTCAAGTTGCTTTGTCATTTCGTTTCTCCTGTTCAATCTGTCTTCGTAACTTTTCCACTTTTTCAATTTGCTGTTTGGCTTCATTCTTGGTTTCCAAGATGTCCAAGTACAACATTCCCAACAGGGGGAGCAACAGGGCAACCAGCACACATGCAGCAATCCAGCCCATCACGCTTTCCCCAAACGACTCACGAACAGGAGCCACAACCACAGGTAAAGGAGGAATAGGAAAGTCGCTACGAGATACGCTGACTTTGCTTGGAAGTTTCTTTTTTCCTCCCGTCGTTGCCATTGCTTGTACCTCTCCTGCGCTTCTTCCTTCAACCTTGCCTTTTCCTGCTCCTCCTGTATGACGCTACGCATCTCAAACACTTTGGAATACAGCGCGCCCATTTCAGGCGGTGACTGATACACCATCGTTTCCCTGATCGTCACTTCCAACGCAGCCATCTGGTCTTGAGCCATGACCCTCTTTAGGGCGGCTTCCATCAGGTTGGCATTGGGGTCGTAGACGGTCTGGCTCTTTTCTTCCTCTTCCCTTATGTGCGCTGCCAACTGCTCTTGCAGCTTGAAGAACTCAGTAAGCTGGCTGACAACATCCGCCATGACTTTGGACTCGTCAACAGCAACGTACTTTTCCTTCTTTTTCGCCACAGGCTTGGGCGCGGCGGGGGTGGGGTTTCCACCAAACATCTTGGCAAGCTTGCCCCAGAACCCATGAACTTCCTTGGCGATCCCAACAGCCTCATCAACTGTAGCCTTGACCTCCATGAAAGAGGTCTTGGCCTGCTTGTAGAGTTCGCACCCTTCCTTGATAGCGGCAACGCAAGCATTGGCGGCAAAGAGGATGGAGATCGGATCAATTTTTAACCTTTATGACGACCATTTGGCAACAGGTTGCGCAGGCCATGTTGGGTTGATGACTGGGTTAACAGCCAAACTTCTAATCGCGTTTCTGTACACAACATACTCGGCTAAATTTAAAAGATGTGGCGTATTGGCGCTATCCGAAACAGAAGGCACTTCAGTCCAATCGGTATTTTCTAAATATTTTTTGGCAGTGTCTTTACAAATTTGTAAAAGCTGTTCCGGAGTTGGCGCAGGCGGATTTTTTTCAAGATAGTCTGCGGCATCCCACGCTGCAAAACAAGCGTTTGCCCATTCTGGTAATTCCGTGATGATTTCGTTTGGTGGCGGAGCCGTGTTTGGCAAATACTCAAACTCAATGTGCCCCAAGGTTGTTTCAGAATCAAATTGAAGAGCCCGCACATTGCTGGGGATAGTCGGTAAATTTAAATCCAAATAAGCAACAAAATCTTTATAGACCGCGTTGTCAGCTTTTAAAATTGTCATCTTCATTATTTATTCTCCATGATAAGTTTCTGTGGCGATACCCCGGCGGCGGCAAGTAAAACTCTTTGACCCGTTTCATTTGCTCTGACCATTTCGTTGCGGAAAGATTCAACCGCCGCGCCTGTCTGACGTTGTTGTTGGCTATTTTCAATCAAAAGGACAGGAACCCATGCTTGAGCGCAGCCCCACTCATCAACTTCAGCGCCGGTGTTTGGGTTTGTCCCTCTTATTTGAATAAACCAAGCGCACTCAAGTTCTTTACAAGGCGCGAAACTGTTTAAAGGGCAGTTGGATTTTGCTTTGAATTGCATGGTTTAGTCCTTTGACGCAATGATTAAATCTACATACTGAACATTCAGTGTGATAGCCGAAGACGTGGCAGACCCGCTTATTGAGTGGGTGTGAGAGCCGCCGCCACCAGCAGCTTGAGTAGGGCCACCACTAGTATCAACATTCTGAGCAGTTCCGGCAACTCTAGCCGGTTGAGTTGGGAGTGTGCTTCCTCCATACCCGAGGTGGGTATGTGAAGGCATTTCGGATGTAGTTAATGTAGTAGCGCCAGCAGACAGCCCACTTGTTGTTATTGTTGGAGTTTGGTTTGTAAACACCGTTGTGAACGCAGTTGAGCCCCCAGAACTCGCGGCTCCAGAAACAACGCGCAACGCTTTGTTGTCGTGTGTCGTTTGTTTTGTCCACCCTGTAGGAGCAGCGGTTTGTTGGAACAACATCAATGTGCCGGAAGCAAATGTTACCGGCGTTGTCCAAGATGGCGCGGATACGCCGTTTGATGTTAAAACCTGTCCAGACGTGCCTGCGGCAGTTGTTGCCATTGCTGAGCCCGTTCCATAAACAGCGCCGCCAGCAGTTGGTGTTGATGTGCTATTTGTGCCACCATTTGCTATAGGAAGAGTCCCTGTAACGTCAGTAGTAAGTACCACTTGAGACAGGGTTGTATTTGTTCCATCCGAACGCAAAACGCGATTGTTCGTCTGCGTACCAGCCAACGCATTTATGGCTGCTTGCTGTGTGGTTTGCCCAGTACCGCCATTTGCAATTGATACTGTTCCGGCCAAATCAACGCCGTAAAAGTTTGTACCGTCCGACCAAATCATGACTTTTTTGCCGTCGGTAACCGTAACCCCCGTACCCGCTGCGGTAGTGTTACCAATCACAGTCGAGTTGTAAATGGTCATCGAGTAACCGCTGTTGTTGTACACAACATACTGCTTTGAAACTGGCGGCGCGTATACATTAAATGCTGCGGTCGTTGTCGTTGTAAAACGCAACAGGGCATATACAGACTGATTTAGTGCGGCGGTGGGAGTTGGGCCGTTCAGGTAAGTCAGGGCTTGGTTGGCGCTTGTTACGCTGACTGTCTGGTATCCAGCAATTGCCGCATCAAAAATATTGGCAAAGTTGCTATTTGTGGTTGACCCCCAAGCACCGGCTTGGTCTCCTGAGCCAATTAACTCCGCCCGCAGGCTGGTTGAATACGTGCTGCTCATGGCTGCTCCTTATTTAAAAAATTTACCCACCATCCAACACACGGCTGAGTACCTTGTGCCTTCCTCAACATCCTCGACGCCGTGCATTACAAAACTTGGAAAAACAAGAACAGTTCCTTTGCTTTGTGCTGGATAGTATCGCGTATGAGAATTCTGAATATAAAATCTGCCGCCTTTAAAATCGTCGTTTAAAAAAGCCAGAACAGTTAATTTGCGGCAGTCATCCCCATGCGAAAGTAGAGTATCTACATGCTGTAGATATTTGCCGCCAGTAGGATAAGCCAAAAACTCAGCTTGATTGGCGTGGGAAATATCAAATTTCCATTGGGCTTGATTGGCGGCAAATCCGGCAGCGGCCAAGCGCCCCCCAAGACCTGTATGTGTTGGAAGCGCGACACCTTTTACGTTTCTGATTTCCAAATTAACTACACCATGACCCGCTACTGAAGCTGCTTTTAAAAAGCTGTCATCGCTATACAGTTTTACTAACGCATCACAATCATCCAAAGAAAAAATATCTGTATAAACAACTTGCTCCATAGTGCTAAGGGCCAAATTTAAATTTGGCCTCTTGTCATAAACCCAGTCTTTGTGGGGGCCATTTGCATCGACGTAATGCAAAAACACTTGCGCCTGCCACTCGCCTTTGAATTCTTCGCGCCAGTGGTGTTTAACCATGCCCTGATAAAGCACGGCGTCGCCAACATCCATGTCTACTTTATTTGTGTTTTCGCCCTCAGCGTCGCTCATGTAAATTGCCCAAGGCTCGCCTTCAAATCCAAGTGTTATGGTCGCGCTAATTTCACAAGCTTCGCGATCAATGTGGGGTGCCAACCTCTCGCCTTTTTTATACAACCGTGCGTAACTGTAAGTGGGAAGCAAAGTTTTACCAGTAACGCTTTCAAATTTTGACTTTAACTCGACCAACAATTTTTCAAAAAGATGCGCCCCATAAATGGCCTCAGACAATGGACATTGCGTGTCTTTTATCGTGGCGTTTTCAACAACTAGTTGTTTTAAATACGCAGTTAATCTTCCACAATGCGAGCTGTCTAGTAAACCTTTAAGGTTTGTATATTTTTCAAACGTAAATTGAGAAGTGGCGTACATTATTTTATGTTCAGTTAGTTTTTGGTGCAGATAATTACGTCGATGTACTGTACTGCCAAATCTATGGCGGTTCCAGTAAATGTGTGCGTGTGAGCATCCTGCGTGTGGTTGTGCGAATTCTGTGTGTGGTTGTGCGCATCTTGTGTGTGGTTGTGAGAAGAACCAGTAAATGAATGCCCGTGCGCCCCGCCGCCACCTGCTCCAAGCGTGTTGTATCTGTTAGTAGTTTGAAGTCCGTTACCCCCCAAAATATTAGGACTAGCCCCGCCAAGTGCGCCAGCAACGTGCACATGGCTTGGTATTTCAGTTGTTGTAAGCGTGAAATTACCAACAGTGCCGCCTTGAGTTTGGGCTTGATTGGTTGCTGTTTGGGCTTGGTTGGTTGCTGTTTGGGCTTGGTTGGTTGCCGTTGTATTTGACAGGGAGCCAGAAACAGATTTAGACGCAAACGCGGTTGTAAACGCAACCGTACCACCGGCGCTGCCGCCTGCTCCAGACACGACACGCAGTGCTTTGTTGTCTTGAGTTGTTACTTTTGTCCAACCAGTAGGCGCAGCGGATTGATAAAACAAAAGTGCCGTACCAGCGGCAAAACCGCCCCCAGCCGCAGCAGAAGTCCAAGTTGTGCCGTCTGATGTCAATACATTGCCAGTTGTGCCCGGTGCAACAAACTGTGGAGCGGATGTACCGTTACCAAGCAGCACGTTGTTTGCAGTTAAAGTCGTTGCGCCAGTGCCACCACTACTAACAGGGAGCGTGCCGCTGACATGCGTTGTCAAGCCAATTTTGCCCCAGCTTGGGGCCGAAGCCACACCACCTGAAATCAAGGCATTACCAACTGCTACATCCGCGAGCTTGGCCAAAGACGTAGTCGTATCTGCGTATAGCAAATCTCCCACAACGTAAGAGGTAAGGCCAGTGCC